GGTAAGAACAAGAGTGATAAACCTCTTGGTGGTTAAGCACAGTAAAAGGAGATAACAAAAACTATGCTTTAACCATGACTAGAAGCCGGATAAAATGCCGGTCTTGGGAGGCGCCATCGTACGGCGCTTATTCCCTTTTTTCACAGCCTTTACTTTGGCTTTCTCCTTTTGTTTCTTGGTCATAGTTGGCGCGTCTTGCGCTTCTACTGACATAATTCCCGCTGTACTTACCTTAGGCTCCTCTATTAAAGGCTCCATAACAGGAGGTGCTTGTAATGTAGGCTGTATACCTTGTAGCTGTTGCATCATGCCCTGCATCTGGTCTTGGGTTACGTAACCTCCGTCAGCATAGCCCTGAATCATGTCATCCATGTGAGCAGGTCGATTTAAAGTAGGTAGCTGATAGTCATGAACTAAGCCACCGTCTTTGAACTTCATCTTAATGCTGTCCCAATCATACTGAGGTGATGTAGGGGCAGGAGTACCACTTACTTCGCTAGAGATGTTTGCATCATCTACATCATCTCGTTCAATAGCTCTACCAGCAGGCTTAGGCCCGATAGCGTTCATCATGGTCATAATGCGACTACGGTCTAGATGGTTCATGCGTTTTGCTGCAACCTCTGCATCTAGTAGACTCTGCATGATAGCTTTGTCTTCATCGCGACCTTTAAATCGTTTAACAGCTGTCAGCATACGACCAGTTCTGGTGAACATACCAACATACGCTCTTAAACCATCATTCATCATTTTAGATAGCTGGTTATTAGGGTCATCCTTGTGGCGTGTACGCCATGTCGTTGCTAATTGGACTAGGTCGCGTACCTCATTTAGCTGACGTAGTTTATCAGGGCCTAACCACAACTGCATGGTATCCTCGTGCTTTCTAAGGTAGTTATCTATGCCCTGGAAGTCGATGTACGAGTCGCCTGTGATGTTAGTGTCTTTCTTTAAATTAGTCAACAGCACCGCGTGGTTCATATCATTGAAAATCATGCGCTGGTACTTGTCAATATACTTCTGGGCACCTTTCTTAGGAGTACCATCGGCGTTGTGCATAACCATCCATACATCCTCTGACGAGCTGTACTTGTCAGGGCCCGGGCCATAAGTAGCCTGAAACACATTGTTACTGTTCTTCATGCCCGATGTTGTTTTAATGTCTTTTAATACTTCAGACTCAGCTCGTAGCTGATTAGACAACGCATCCATGTTGTGGAAGTTTGCAACATCCTCAGGGTCTAACCATTTGTCAAGGTACGCCTCATGATTCCTTATCCATTTATCATGCTCTGCCTTTTTAGACATTACTACCCTCTTGTCGATGCCTGCTAATTGCATAGGCTCGCCTAGATTTGTTTCCTTAAGTACTTTTTCCCTGTAGTTATTATAAAAAGAATCTCTTACTGCATTGTATAGGTCTTGCCCGTCTTGTTTGTCAATTGCACTTAACGGTCTTGGCCCTGCTGAGCTTGCTGGGTTTCCTACGAAAGAGTCCATCAGGTTCTTAATATAGTAAACATCCTCATTACCAATAGTATCACTGGTGAGTAAGTTAAACAGCTTTTTCTCTTTAATAGGGGTGCCTTCGCCTACTAATGAGCTGATAATCCTGCTGTCAAAAGTAGCGTGGGCATTTCTAGCTAGCCTATCAGCTTCGTTTAATCTTCCTAGTACCTCTTCGCCATTAGTACCTTTTAAAGTATTGTAACGCCAGTCCAGTAACCCTTTCTCAATATCCAGCAGCGCCTGCTTATTGATTCTGTCTGTAGGGGCGTTCCATACCGCACGCTTTAGAGCACGAAGTGTCTTAATCTCTGTATCTAGTGCATTCCAGCTCAGTTTACGTGGGTTTCCTTTGTGGTCATATATGTTTCTATATAGGTTCTTAATGAAGTTAGTGTCGCCTGTTAATTCAGGGAACAGCTTAGGTAGCTTTAGTATCTGAGCTAACACATCTCCCTGGATATCACCAGCATCAAATATAGGTGTTGTTGGGTTGAAATCGTCACCTAATATATTTAAATAAGCCTGATTAACACGCGCATCTAAGTGACTCTCTGCTGTATTAAGTGCACTCTTCACTGAAGAGTTTGCTTTGTCTGGACTGTACGTGAATCGGATGAAGTCGTCAACTAATGACTTTAAATCGTCCGCAGTCTGGGTTACATCCTTATTGAACTCACCACTATCATATATTCTACGCTTACCTAAGTAGTTGTATATGTCGTTATTTGCTTGCTTTAAGTATAGAGCTCCTAGTGTACGTACTGTACTATTAGGAAGGCCTGAGTTTTTAAGTATTTCTATGTATTTCTTATGAATACTTTCAGTGCGTTGTTGGTGCTTTTCGCGTAGTAAATCAGCATTCTTCCAGTTTAAGGCAGACGATTCCAGCTGCTCCATATTAGTTGCTATACGGTCTAGATGACTTACTTTACCTGTATCTAAGCCAAGAATACCTGCTGCTTTCTGCTGCTCTTCTGTCAGGTCGCTAAGACCTAGTTTCTCTAGCGCAGAGGCTTGAGTGCTTTCCATCTGGTCGTAAGACAGTTGATTATCATCTACAGCCGCTTGGTGTTGCATAGTAGATTTAGCAGTGGAACCGACCGCTTGGCTTTCTACTGTAGTTGTTATGTTACTAGTACCTGTAGACAGTACCCCTTCACCAAGGGCAATACGTTGTCGTCTAGCTAATGCTTTTAAGATACTTGCAGTTGTTTGTAGTGGCCATTCTGATTCTGAAAATAAGGGATAATCTCCTTTCTGAATACGGATAGCCTCGTTCAAAGAGTCTTGAACTAAAACCCTATCTGCGTACTTAGGGAATCTAGCTCTAAAGGCTTTAGTTCGGGCTAGTTTCTTGAATCCTTGCTTGCCTGCATGTATTACTGTATCGCCCACTAAACTACCTGCCATAGAGATACCGCCCTGCTTACCAGACTCCCCACTTAAAGCTAGTTCGTTAGGATGCTCTGGTGTGCCATATATAGCAGGGTCTAGATACCCTTTATCAAGTAAGTCATTTAATTCAGCATAAGTGTAGCCACCTGTCGCTATACCTGAGCCAGTTGCCGCACCTGCATACATCCCAGGAGGGCCTCCGAGATACATCCCCACACCACCGCCGAGAGATGAGCCTAGGGTTTCAAGCGACATTACAGCACCATCATCGCCCCAGTCTCCTGCCTCGATACCTGGCGGTTCTATCCACGTAGGCTTACCTGTATTCGGGTCAGTATATACATACTTACCCGAGTTTTCGTCTTGATATACGTCGAAAGAGTGCCCGCCTTTATTGGCTTCTGGGAAGTACCTTCCTAGTGCTTTCTTAATAGCGTATACCTTAGAGTCATCAGGAACGTGAGCTAAGTCGCCTTGCATTGATTCAGGTGCACCTGTATTACTAATGCCTGATTCTTCTTCAGGTACTTGTGTGATGTTATTCTGCCATGCATCAACCAACCAGTTACCTACGTCCTCTAATACGCTAGTGTCCTCTCCTTCTCTGATTACATCAGAATGTCGCTTACGCGTGTCGAAAGTACCGAAGTCGTCTGTGACTGCTGGCGCATTAGCTTTAAGTTGTTCTAACTGATTTATTAAAGACTGTTCCATATATACCTTATTTATAATTCTTTTTTGATTGCTTCAATGAGTGCGTTTCGTGTGATGTCGTCATATTGCTGTTCGTCTAGGTATTTACCGAGCTCTTGAATAACCTTACTATTGTCTCCAGGGTAACTGGCTTGTAACTGTTTGAAGTACTTAAGTGCTGTAGGTAAATAAATAGAGACATCTGGACCTGTTTGATTTAGGTTAGCACTTGGTCCTTTATAAGCAGCAGGTAGTGCGTCAGCCCAATCCTTCCCATGTAGGCCTGCCATATATCTAGCATGCTTTTTACCAAAAGTCTTCAAGAACTGAGTTTTCATTTCCTCGGATGTACTTTCTCCTGTATTAAATAATCCTTCGTAACGTCTGAACTGCTTGTTAGATAAACTACGCATGGCTGTGTCGATTGCTGTCTTCATGGTATCTTTGGTAGCCGTGGCTCCGAAGCCCGGGGCAATCATATTCATAGCAAAATCCATATCCTTGTCAGATAACGCCCTACCATGCTCATCATAACCGACTTTCATTATCTGACGAGCTAGTCCGTACGCCATAGTGAACATCTTAGTGTGCTGTACGTCAACATCATCAGTTGAGCCTGTGCTCAGCTTAATGCCTGTCGCCTTCTCAAACGTAGTCCTAGCCTGGCTCTCCATAGAGTCCTGAGTGGTGTTTTTATCTAGCTCCACACTGTCAAAGAAAGGCTGTACTGCGCCAATGACCTTGGTATACAATGTACCATACCAGTTATTTGCCTTAGGGTTCATTGCATCAATATCTGCACGATAGTCCTCAACATTATCAAGAAGACTCTTGGCGCTAGCTAGTTTCTGAGCGTATTCTCTCTTCCGCCTACCTAAAGGTGAGCCTGCTTTCCATGAGTCAGCCGCACTGCGGATAGCTTTATTGTCTGGATATAGCTCAGCCAGTCTGGCATATACTACAGTAGGGTCCTCCTTACCTGATTTCCACGTACGCTCGCCCGTTTTAAAGTTGTCCTGTATATACTCACCGATGATTCCCTGATATGAACGAGCTAGCTTGATTGCGTCTGCTTCAGATAGATTATTAATCTTATCTGACATAATTAAATCAGTCATGTTGCTTAAACGTGCATTATTCGCCTCACCTTCAGTGGTAGGTCTCTTGATAATAAACTCTACTAACTTGCCATCGTTACCTACAGAGTACATAGTTATTTGTTTCTTTTTAGCATCTGCGAGCTCTTTAGCTCTAGCATCTGCAAGGTTCGCCCACTTAAGCGCAAGCTCTTCTTTCTTAACGCCTTTATCGTAAGCACCTGACTTAGTGTCTTGGTAGGTCTTAAGTGCTACTTGACCTGCTTTACCTACTGCTGTTAGGAAGTCACCTGGAGTTGACATTAAAGTCAAACCAAACTGCATCATAGCCAGTCCCCAATCCGGGTCTTTGGTATATGCTTTCTCTGCCTCTAATAACAGTTTCTCTGCACGCTCACTTGGAGTTAGTTTACTATTAGCTACGTTCTTCTTAAGAGCAGTTACACCCTGTACTGCCTCCGCAGTACTTGTAGGTGAAGCGTCTGCAATAGCCTCTAAATCAGCATCCTCTTCCATCGTATCTTGAGTTTGCTCAGCCGCGCCCATCATATCGTTCATTTCTTCCCTAGCGAGGATATTATCTTCTACGCCCGGGTCTCCGTCTGCATCAAGGTACTGCTGAATTGCATTAGGGCCAGTAAATCCTGCATCGTTAGCTTGCCTCTCTAGTAACTCTAAATCGGCTTTATCTGTATTAGCTTGGTCAGCCTTAACCATCTGCTCACGTTGAGTGTCAGTTGGCGCGCCTTGCGCTTTACCTAACCAGTCTGGAGTCCCTCCTGCACCTGTTCTAGCGTTTGCTATTAATTCTGCTGTGTCCTGCTCATTTTGTTCATACTCAGTCTCAGCATCCCACTCCGCAAGCATTCTTTGAGTGTCTAGTGCATCCTGCTTAGCATAATCTGCATCTGCTCTTTGCTCTCTAAGATATGCCGTACGCGCTAGTTCTTCACCCATAGGGCTCTTTGAATCTTCCATCTCTTTAACTAACATATTATAAGCATCGTCTTTACGTTTCTGCTCAGCCATCTTAGCCATATTAATTGCCTGTGCCTCTGCTTCGCCTGCGTTGGAGCTGTGGTCCATCTCTGGCGCGTATCGATTATAAGCTTGAGTGGCCTCAGCTTGTCGCTTAGCTTGCTCCATCTGCTTAGCATCCGATAAACGAATAAGCTCGTTTTCTTTAGCCATTGCCGCCGCGTTGTTCTGTGCAATCTGGTTCTCCATAGCACGGTATGGGCTCTCATTACCTGTCTGAGCTTCATATACTCTAATTAAATCAGCCTTACGGTTCTGTAGTGACATATGCTCTGCTGATTTAGGGTCTGTCTGTGCTAGTAGGCCATCGATTACTTTAATTGCACCTCTAAAGTGCTCTTCAGACCATCCTTCTGTTTCTTTAGCGGCTTGAGTAGTGTTGTTAACATCATCTACTTGGTCTGCTACTGCTGTCTGCACAAGGTCTTGAGTTTGTTCTTGAGCTCTATTTAAATCCTTACTTGAAATCGACGGAATGCCTGGACCCATATTGTCAGTCGCGTCCCAGCCCATTCCAACATGCCTATTTAATTGACGCTCCCTTATATCAGCGTCTTTATAGTAGTCTGCTGGTACCCCTTCACCATAGAATCCTGAATCTGCTGTAGTAGCAGGTACCTGAACAGGTGTGATAGGAGTCGCCGCAGTACCTGCATTCTGAATACCTTCGAAAACCGCAGCTTGCTCTGGAGTCCAGTTAGCAGCGGCATTGGACAGCGCGATGCCTGTTGCATCCATTGCTTCAGGAGTTAGGTGTTGTTTCGCCCAGTCCTGAACCGGCATACCTGCTTGCTCTGCTGCGCTACCATATAAAGTACCTAAACCGCCCATGCCCATAGCCATCTTGTCGGCCATGTCCATACTCTTGTAGTACTCTTTATCTGAATTATCTACTTCATTTAAAGAAGCAGAAAACTCCATTAGTTTTTCTGCGATACTCATTTAATTACCCCACCATCCGAATGATTTACCAGCTCCTGCTAAGGTAGCTAGTCCACCTAGTAGCTGACTAGCTCTAGATGGGTCTTGTGTTTCTGTAGTAGCCATCTGCTGTGTTCTGTACGGAACACCTTTAATCAGACCACTCATAAAGTTAAGTTGCTCATATGGGTACTTCTGCTTTCTTTGCCACTCTTGCATATCTAAGTCTAATCCACGCTGAGCTTGTACTTGCTGTAAATCACCAATACGCTGTAGTGATGAAATATCATCTCCAGTAAAGCCTCTAGCAACTCTAGCGATGTCAGCCTGGCCTTTACCAACTTGACCGAGTTGTGAGCCGATACCTGCTTGGGTTTGTCCCATCTGCCCGTAACGACTACCTAGAGCACCTAACTGCTGACCAAACGTACCATACTGTCCACCTAACTGACCTAACTGAGTTGCTACATTAGACTGCAGGCCTGCTTGAGTTTGACCTAGTCCTTGAATACCTTGAGCAGCGCCTGCTTGACGTGCCATCTGGTTCTGGAAGTTTTGTAATGCAGCTTGTTGTGCTTGTGCATAGTTCTGAGCGTTTGCTTGATTGACGAACTTACTCTGTTGGTCTAGCATATTTCTACGATGCTCTGCCTCGGCTATACCGTGGCGCGCGCCTCCGAATGCTCCTGCTTGAGCAGCGTTTGCGCTAATCTGATTAAGTCCCATTGTACCTTGACGACGTAGCTCATCTAAGCCTTGCTTAGTTACTGCGTCTTGGTAAGGGTTCATAAAGGCGCCTGCCGCCTTAGGGTCATATGCTTGTGCTGTGCCTGTATACATTCCTGACAATGTTGGCATCATCGCAGTAAATGTAGCAGGGGCACCTCTAGCCGCGGCCGCGGCTTCCTTAGTTAAACCTGAACCTTGTCCAGTTAAAGTAACTCCCTGTCCAAATAAAGGAGTTCCCGCTCCTGCTTGAGTGATGCCTTGTCGGGCGTATTTTGCTTGCTCTCCTAATAAACCAGTTGCACCTGTCAGGGCTGCTTGACCTGCTCCTACATTAGACTGTACTAGGTTAGCAGCTTGTGTCTGAGGGGCGGTGAAGCCGGCTAGTTTCTGACCTCCATAGGCTGAGTAAGGTGTTTCGGTTAGAGTTTGGCCTGATGCTAGTGTCTTCTTAGCATAGTCTTCCATCCACTCAGGGATGCCTCCTATGGTTGTGGTTGTTTGAGTTGCCATTTATCTTGCTCCCTCTAGTGCGTACATTAGATTATATAGTTTCTTGGCGCCAAGTCTAGGGTCGCCATTTCCTGCGTTTCGTACAGCATCAGCGGTCATTACAAACTCGCCTTTAGATGCCATAATAGGCACATCGTCTGCTGTACCTGTTGTTCCTTGATTAATCATACCACCGCTAGCCTTCCAAGCTACTGGCTTATACCATTTCATTATCTCTTCATCTGAGACATTAGGGTTTCCAATTACCCAAGCTGGGGGTACTATAGTTTTAGAAGGTATGTAATCAGTCTCTAAATAAGGTTGTTTTACTGCTTTAAAATCACTATATCCTGTACCATATCCAGGAGTGCTTGCTGTAATTGCGTGTGATGGAGCGGTAGTGGTAGAGTCTGAGTCTTCAAGAGGATGGTCTAAATCAAAAGGTTCTCCTTTATCGTCGTTTGGCTTATAAGATGAACCAGTTGGTTTCTTAGGCTCGTCTGAAATAGCTCCTAGCACTCCTAGCATAGCCATAGGACTACTAGTTATTTTACCGCCTAGGTTTTTCCAAGCGTTACCCACTCCGCCGTGTCGAGTAATAGCACCGCTAACACCATCCATACCCCAGGTGCCTGCGGAGCCTCCTATATTACCAAAAGCGCCTACACCACCTATACCGCCACCAGACCATCCTGAAACAGTGTCACCAAACGCGCCGCCTGCTGCTAACGAGCCTCCGACATAGCCAAGGGCAGCTCCCTTTACACCGCCTTTCCAGCCTCCGCCATCAGAATAACCTGCTAGTCCGCCGCCAATAGCTGCGCCCATAGGGCCACCCATTGCGTAGCCTACTACAGGTGCTGCTACTTTAAATAGTTTCTTGAAGAAGCCATACTCAGGCATACCCGTAACTGGGTTGATTGAAGTAATACCTGAACCTACTTTAAATTGACGTGGGTCCATACCTTCTTCTAGGTAGGCTTGGTATAAATGTCTTTGTAGTTGCGGATGACGTGCCATCATCTCCGGTGGAACCATCATCTCACCTGGAGTTACGTGAGCAATCATCGAGTCATTGCCTCTGCCGTACTGTGCTAATTCTTGTATACCTGCCATTATGCGCCTCTATACCTATCTAAATATGATATTATAATATCTATACAGTTTCCCGCAGAAGCGGTAGCTTGTATAGAATCTCCTTCTTCTAATACGAAAGAGTTGTCTAATAATTCGACTTTAGTCTTTGCGCCTATGCTGAGGTCAGTGGCGATGTTATATGTATTCCCCGAGCTACTATCAACGAAATCCACAGTTACTATCTTACTACCGCTGTTAGTGTTTGATATTATAACACTACTTAAGATAAAAGACGACTGGGCAGGTGCTGTTAGTAAAGTGGTGGCTGAGGTGTTTATTAAAGACGTACCTGACGATTTAAAGAAGTTACTCATTTAAGTAACCAACCTTCAGCTTCACGCTGGTCAGCATCATCTGCTAGTTCAAAGTCTACTTTACGAAAAGCTAGCTCTAGTACTCTAACTAATTGATTTAACTGCTCTTTTTCGTACTGGTCTCGTGGGATTGGAAATCTTTCTTTTAGTAATACTGCCATCTTATCTCCTTCCGTCTGGTTGTATATTAATACGAGGTAAGCCTACTCTCCATCTATCTCCTGTTGCTGTATCGGAAGATAATTTAATATTCATCTGACGTGCTCGTATCCTCAGGTCTAGTTTTTCTGTAGTTGACGATATAGTATAGGGACCATATGCAATTTCTGCGTCGTTTGGATATAACTTAGCACCTACTGTAAGGCTAATATCACCAGTACCTTGTGTAGTGTCCGGAATAAACTGATTCATTAAGAACAACTGGTCTCCTTGGTCTAAATCGAAGTCCGCTGATTGGATATGTGCTTGGATAGCGCTACCGTCGTCACTATTACCTGTTTCATGGTCATATACCTGACCAGTAGATTTAATGCCGATAGGTAGGTTATATACCTCTCTATCTACCCAGGCCGTACGATTTAAAGTACCAATCGACCAAGAGCCTTCTACATAATTATAAGTAACATATTTATCATTCTCTGTACTAGTCGCTGATGGGTAGAACCACCACACCTCGTGAAATTCTTGGTTAAGTCCCGCTGTAATCTTACTACGCTGGGATAGGTTTACATCATCTAATACGTACCTACGTACCGGACTCTCTAGAGCTTTAACCGAACCATCATATACATAGAAGTTATGCTGTCCAATCCAGTAAGCTACTGAGTTCGATACTACCATTGAGTTAGGGCCAGCTGCACCACATTGTGATGCTATTTGCTGAAAACCAAATGTATAGGGAGGCCCTGTAAATTGCATGGAGTGTAGGTCTGTGTCTGTCCACACTAATACCTGACCTTGTGCTCTTTTAGCGGCCACAATCTTAGAACCACCTGATAATCGCTGACTACCAGCTGTATTTACACTAGTAGCAGTCCAGTCTGTAGTGGATTCTTGAGAGGCCCATCTTACTAATAAGGCGTCATAATCACTACCGTCGTGAGTACCAAAGGTAACTAGATGTCTGTCTGGGTTAGATACTAATACTACTGTATTTTGTATAGGGGCATTAGATACTGCGGTAGCTCTACTACTAACACCTCCTGAGAAATCCCAGGTATATATCTTAGACTCCTCATAAGTAGCCACCAAATCCTCGCCAAAGGTATCTAGAGACCATATCCTAGGAGCTAGTACAATGGAAGAAGTAGAACGAGCTGTGCCCCATGTACTTGCACCCCACGTACTTGTGCCCCAACCATATTCAAACTCCTCGTCCACATTACCTATAGCCACCTCATACTCTAAAACACCTGAAGCACCTCCGAAAGTAGCTGTACCAGACGCTGCTGTAGTTACTGTGATTGTATAGCTATTTACATTAACTACTGTAACCGAGTGGTTGGCATTAACCTCTGTAGAAGTCAGTCCTGAACTACCCATCGTGAATCCCGATAGGGTTACATAATCACCTGTATTACACCCGTGGGAGGTATCTGTTACTGTTATTGTCTTAGAAGATGCAGTACTACTTAAAGGGTTACTACTTGCAGGATTAACTGTTTTTCTTAAAGGAGTGATATCGTGCAATGTACCACCTTGCTCGATATATAGTTTCTTATGAGTCCCGTAGGCTGTATTAATAATACCGTTATTAGCACGCCATACTAATACAGAGCGCCCTACTCCGTCTAAAGTACCTGCAATATGCTTAACCCAACCGCCAATACGCTCGGGCTTGCCTGATTTAAAACGTACTTTATCTGCATCATACCAAAATCCCTCGGTAGAGTATTCTGTGTTTTCCTTCTGTATCCCTGGCGGGAAATTAATTGGTTGTAATGCCATTTAAAGCTCCTTTAAATCTACCAGCTGTCTGCGTCATCAGAACCCCAGCCATAGCCTCCGTCATCAGAGTCATCCCCATAGCCCCCGTCTAGACCTGGACCAGCCGGAGTGTCGCCACCTGAGTCATTGTTCCAGTCATATCCAGAACCGTGATATGTTCTTCTTTCTCCTGTTGAAGGATTATACTCAGTCCATGAGTCATATCCTACCCCTGGGGCTGTTCTATATCCTGTAACAGGGTCTACTGCTACAGGGGCTGTAGAAGAAGTACTGCCTATGTTATCACCGTAGCCGCTAGTACCTATATTACCTACTTCTGTTGTATTTGCTACAGCCGTAGTACCTAAGTTTTGTAAATCAGTAGGCTGAGTAAGCTGTCTACCTGCTGAAGGGATGCCTAATGTATTCTGCGCGAAGTTATTTTTATTCTGAGCTAATGAATTAATCCCTTGTGCCTGCTGAGCTTTGTTTACTGCTGCCTGAAGCCTATCTATTTCAGCATTCTCATTTTTCAGGTGCTTGCCCCACTCCTTATCATCTTTAGACCTAGCATACGCCTCTCCTTTAGCATTTAGCGTACTTAATCCTAAAGTATTCATCTCATGGTCTGCTTGTGCTTGAGGTAATGAGTTTAGATAATCCACCGTGTCCTCAGTAAAATGAGTTCCTGCTCTAGTGGCCTCTGTTATGCTCTGGTCGCCAGTCAATCCTGTGAATTTATCAATAGCATCCTGACGCGCTTTACCCGTCAGTCCTCTATTAGACGCATATAAAGACCCCGGTCCGAAGTAGTTCTTACCATACCTAGACTGAAAAGCATCCCCTTGCTTCATCTCACCTAATTTGTTCTCTGCCCAATCTCCAACTATTCCAGTTCCAGTTAACCATGCACCTACTCCTGAGGAGTAGTTAGGAACACCGTAAGCTCTGTCTGTATCATTCGCCATTATAAACCCGCCTGGCATAAAGGCACCTATCCCTTGTGTTAGGGTGCGGTCAGACACACCGAAGAACTTATCGTTACCATCTACATAATCGTAGAACTTCTGGTAATTTGACCTATTGTCTACTGGAGCTTTATAGTTACTGACAGCGTCACTACTATCTACAGTAGTGACCTGTGGCGGAGGGGGCCAAGGTAGATGAGCAGGGTAGTCTAGAGGTCTGCCGTCTGCCGGTACCCTATAGTAATCCCAGTTAATTAGATTGTTACCGTTTCCGTATCCGTATAAACTCATTTTGTTAACCTATGTCAATGTTACCGTTACTGAAATACTAGGGTGCTGCGCGCCGTTACTGCCGTATGCAGAGCCTACCTGCGTCTGTCCAAATGAAGAAGTAGCCGCTACTGTATTATCATAACTTCCACCACCGCCTCCAGTAGATGAGCCTGTTACCTGTATCCTGACATTAGTCCACTCAGAAGCTGTAAAACTCACTGCTGTGTACCAGCCCTGGCCATATCCCCCACAGTCCCCTCGTCCTGTATGTACATTTCCACTAGGTTCAGCACCCGCTATTTGTACATTACCGTTGCCGTCATATTTAACATACAAGAAATGGTCAATACACCAAGTCCTTGTGTCTGTTAATGTTTGTGTTTTATTCCAGATTTTAGTGCCGTTGAAATATACCGCTCCCATAGCAGTACCGTTGAAGTACACGTTGTCACTTGCTGATATATTGGTACCGTTGAAATTTATACTCATTATGTTGTCACTATGTAAAGGTCACCACCTGATACATACATTTTAGCGTGTCCATACACAGTAGAGCTTGGACGCAGAGCAGCGTGTGTTGATACATCTGTGTCTACGGCTGACTGTACAAACGCTGTTGTAGCTACTTGTGTAGTATTAGTTCCAGAAGCTGCTGTAGGAGCTGTAGGTGTTCCTGTTAATGCTGTAGAAGCTAGCTGGTCCTTAACAAATGCTGTTGTAGCTATCTTAGTAGAATCGTCTGAGCTAGTCTGTGTGGTTGTAGTTGGACTACCTCCCAATGCCACGTCATTTGCGATATCAGTACCCGTGATAGTACCATTAGTAATTTCTGCCGATGTAACTGTACTCTTAGTAGAGAGGGTACCTAGTCCTAAAGTAGTTCTAACTGCCGATGCGTCTGCATCATCTAACACAGTTCTAGCAAACGCAGTCAATGGAGTGGTTGCTGCGGTAGTTGTTGAATCAAAGTAGGGTAGCTTGTCTGCGGCTTGTGTTAAGCCCGCTAAATCATCTAGTATGTCATCTTGCTGCTGTGCGCTTAAAGCTGTACGTGCAGCAGATGCGGAGGTTGCTCCTGTGCCTCCCTCAGTAAGAGGTAAAGCTGTATCTAGCGCTAATGACGACATAGCTGTAACAGCCTCTACTACATTAGTTCCATCACAGTATATAAACCTCTTCTCTCCGTTACCAATGGTAACACCTGTTCCTGCTGACGTCTTAACTGTAATAGACTGCGAGCCTGAGGTACCATTCTTAACTACATATACTTTATCAGCAGTAGGTACTATTACCGAGCGAGTCGCTGTAAGTGATACTGTAGAGGTAACTTCTAGTACCGCACTTCTAGACTCATCAGCAGCACCGTCTGTACTACTCAGTGTTTTGTCTGCGTCGGTTGTCATTGAGATAGCGCCTACATCGGATATAGCGTCCTCTATTAAGTCGAAAGTAGTATTTACTTTCTGCCCCCAAGTAGAGGAGTTCTCTCCGTCTGCTTGTTTTTCTAATCCTAAATTGGCTGTATACGTTGATGGCATTTCTTTCTCCTAAATGTTAACCTGCCGGTATTTCTGTCCAAGTATCACTATCTGCTGTTGCTACTTCTGTCCAAGTATCACTATCTGCTGTATTAATATTAGACCAAGTCTGTGTATCATTAGATGATACCTCAGTCCAGATAGTTATGCTACTCACCGTTCCAGTCATAGACATGCCTGTTAAGGTGATATTACTATCTAG